ATGGCTACCAATGGTATGCGCCCCATCCATCCTGGGGAAATATTGCGCGATGAGTTTCTGATGGAGTTTGATATCTCTCCAGCTGCTCTAGCACGCGCTTTGAAAGTCTCCGCTCCGACAGTGAACGATATCGTTCGTGAGCAGCGTGGTATCTCCGCAGATATGGCGATTCGTCTGGGGCGTTACTTTGATACGTCCGCTCAGTTCTGGATGAATCTCCAGAGTGAGTATTCGTTAGCAACTGCTTATGCGGCGAATGGCAAGCAGATCGAACATGAGATTGAGCCGCTGCTTGCTCACGGATAGCAGTGACGTTGATCGTAGAGCCCCGCAGATGCGGGGCTTTTTTATGCGAACCGTAAATCGGTAAAGGGGGGCGTAGACGGTTTGTAGTCGGTTTGTAGTCTGCCGACCAAAACAAAAAGGGGTTAGCTTGCGCTAACCCCTTGAAAAATATGGTGGCTACACCGGGACTTGAACCTGGGACATCAGCATTATGAATCGCATGGAGTAAACATCGCTCACCCTCAGAGGCCCATATTTCGGGCCTTTCAGAGCTGCGGTTAGCTTGTTTGGCCCCACTATTTCATACCGGCGCTATGATGTAGTCACCTCTTATTCGGGCATGCAAGGAAGACCAGAGTGAACCCGACAGATCTACCCCGTATTACTGGTGTGGCGGTAACCAGTTTGGTCTGCAAAATGGCCGAGGTTGTGGGAGTGCACTACGACGTGAACTCCTTGGTGGTGGAGGTTCGCGACCTTGAATCTGATGTGCATTGGCAAATCGCCTTCCCTGGTGTCGAAGGTTTCCGTGTTCTTGATGAAGGGGACCTGGGAGAATTCTGGGGGCACGTTCCCGGCCTGGTCATTGAGGTGACCGCTGGCGGCTGGTGGGAACAGGAGTGCTCAAGGAGCGGGTTTGTCGGCCAATGGACCAAAGACGTCCGAGAGTACTTTGTAGGTGGCCAGAACGCCTGCGTGAGCGTGCTTGCATGGAGCGAGCCAGCTATAACGAAAGGTGACTCGCCATAGTCAGAGCTTCTGCTGGGAAGTGGAGGGCTCTCCAGTGAGTGTTATCTGAATTTACTATGATCCGACTCTAGAGAGCACTATGGCGCAGCAATCAGTGAGAATCAGAAAAAATTCTGTATATAGCCACCATTTATGTATTGTCATCCAAGATAAAGTCGATCGTTTCTCTTATGTCTGGGGTGGCATTGAGTATCTTTATTTTCTTGTATGCATTCATGCCAATGCTTTTTATTGGAGATGCGAGTAGTGCGCTCAGAAAGCTGTGTGGTGAGCTTATGACTCCTTCAAAGTCTATGACGATTTGTTTTTCCTCATCCAGAGCGGGGAATATTCTTTTATCCCTAAACCTTATTGCAGCCTCTTTATCTTCAGCGTAACGTCCAAAAAAATTGTATATATTGAGGTAGAGTCTTGAGTTTTCCTCTTTGTCATCCCCACGTCTTTGCTCATTTTCTGCGGATTCTCTAAATTCCTGCATTATTTTATGTAGCAAGAATGAAGTGTCAGCTTCCAGCTTTATGCAAACAAGAACTAGAGTGCCTGGCCATGCGTTTTCAATTCTTCGCTGTGTAATATCTCTAGGGGATATGTGAACCAACCCATTCATTGAGACGATATGCATGTCAGCATTCAGTCTTCTTATGATGTTTGATGATATATATAGACCCATTCCAGCATTATTCTTGTTTTTGTAGGGATCATTCCTCCCAAATGTACCTGATACTTTTGGTCTCAAGGATAGCATAATTGCTTCTTCATCAGATTCTTGGCCGGGAAATGCTTGTTCTAAGTGTTTTTTTATTCCCACGCCTAGGTCGGCAATTATGAATTGGATTTCGTTTCTTTGCTTGTACCATGTAAACTGAACAAGAGATGGGATTCTATATCCATTCTCCATATGGCATGTGCCATGCTCCATAGTGTTGTAGAGTAACTCACCCAATACGTATCTTAGAGTGCTCTCATACTCAACGTTAAAGCCTTTTGTGTAAGATTCGGCTGATTCTATAACGCTCTTAAAGTCTTCGATTTCACGGACTGCAAACAAGGGTTTTAAGGGGTTTCCTTTAAATTGCTGCCCTTTGTTGTTTATCACCGCGAACAGGCCTCTAGCTCCCATGGTTCTCCACATGCTGCTAGCACCGGTCTGCTTGTCATTTTCTATGAATGTAACTCTGCACTCCTGTGTTTTAAGCCTCCATGCATAGATAACCAGTAGGGAAAGAGCCTGATAGTTTGCCGTGTGGCAAGCCGTCAAGTCTATATGCACAGGGGTGTCGTAGATGTCCCAGTTGAAGAAGCTCAGTAGCCTATTGAAATCGTAAAGATCATGCTCTTTAAATGAGAAACGTTTTGGCAGGATAATCCGAACAGCTCTTTCTTCCTCAAGTTGCTTCTTAAGTCCAGCTAGAATTTCACTCTGCATGTTATGTCGCTTCTATTAGTATTTTATTAATGGGATATAGTAAGTCGTAACTGCTCACCATTCTCTAATTCTTGTGCCTTCGATGCACTCTTTTACATCGTCGTCTATGATGTTTTCAGGTTTAATGCATTCTTTCATGGACTTACGCACGCCTCTATTAGCTTCCTTTTCGCGTTTGTCCTGCATCTTGAGGTTCTTCCTAGCGGCGTCCCCTACCATGCCATCTGTACCTGCCATGAACTCGGTAACAATGCGGCTAAACCCTGAGCCGATAGCCTTCGCAATGGGGGCTGTTGCCTCGCCGGCCTGAGTCGCTAAAGGCTTGGATTCTTCTGCGTATGTGAAGCCGCACAGCGTCAAAAGTACGATGGTGGATGCAACTGCTCTCATTCCCTTTCTCCGATCCTTGAAGCGAACCAGCGTTCCGCTGCTCTCCTGGTGATCGCTATCCCGCGTTGAGACTGCTCAAGTTTTGATTGGCCTCATCGTATTCGGGACTGGTCTGCCCGCTTTCAGGGGCGATGTTGCCGGTCACTAGCCAAAGTGCGTACTGCGGAAAAATCTGTATCACCGCTTCGATCTCGGCGTCGGTGATTCTGGCTTTCCCGTTTCGGACATTACCCCACCGATAGCGATCAATCCCGGTCTGCTTTTCAAACCAGACACTTGTCCGCTCCTTGTTAAACAAGGTTATAAGGCGGTCTTTTATCATGCCTAAAAATTCTACTTAGTAGATTGTACTTAGTAACAATCAGGGTGTAAGGTTGCTCTACTTAGTAAAAATTACTCAGTAAGCGTGATTTTCATTATAGGGCAAAACCATGGAAGAGTCTGGAATAGTGGGGTTCACCGTCACAGGTGCTGTGGAAAAGGTCACGGACTTCCGCACCGCGCCGTTCTGCTCGCAGGCGGTATTCGCGCAGATGCTGGGCCTGGAAGACATCACGGAAGACGTGGTGCGGGGCTGGGTGGAAACCAAGACGATCCCGACTGCCAAGATTGGCCGTCGCCGCGTGGTGAACCTGCACCGTATTCGCCGTGACCTCGACCGGGGCAAATCGATCTTCTGCCAGGGTGATTACGATGCCGAGTGATCGCCCAGTGCCGATGGAAACCTTCCAGTTCTGCTTCGCGGGCATTGTCGGCGGCGTCTCCGGCAGGGTTGTGACCTGGGGCGGCCTGACTGTCGATATCGACCGGATAGAGAACGCTTGGCTTCGTCGGGCGATTGAAGACTATCGCTGTGGTCGCAGGGGGCAGAAATGAGCCATGGCCGCCAGTCCCTACTACCTACGCCAAACCCACGCCCCGGACTGCGCCTGCTCTGTGTGCTGGTCCGCAAGGCAGGCCATCCCATTGCACAACCCGTCGCCGTGTCCGGACTGCCGGCCCCCTGGGCTGCCCTATCGGGAAGGTGGCCGCTGGCTCTGCCGTCCCCGTTCCTTCTGCGCGAAGCACGACCCGTCCCGGCGTCCGCCGAAGTACTGGCACGTTGTGTACGACAGCGGGAAACCCACGCCCTTCGTGCCCGTGCGCGAAGCATTTCAATTGGAGGGCTGACCCATGCTCGCTAAGACCCTGAAAGCGCTGCTCCTGCTCTGCCTGATCCAAGCCGCCCGCACCGTGGCCGATCCGGTCAAGGGCCGCGCTCCCGGCTCGTCGGAACAGCCTCACCGTTCCGGCGAACGGAAGCACGGGCGGAGCGCACCCTTGAACGCCTCCCCCCTGAAACAGCCTCCGCCGGGGAGTGTGGGGCAGCTTCTCCGCCCCGCGCTCCCGAGCCCTCGGCGGCAAGAGCGGGATGACAAGGGCAGAGCCCTTGGTGTTAACAGACTTGAAAGTTATTCATTTCGGCGAAAATCGAAATGCTCGTTACTGCACTTTGTTGCTCAATAAGTTCAGTAGCTTGATATTTCCTCAGAAACGATTTTAGGCGCTTTATCTGTGTTGATATAGCTCCACTAGAACTCGCTGAAACTCGGTAAAAAAGGCTCTTCTTTTCCTAAGTAATCACTTCCGCTGAATCACCGGCACATGAGCCGAATTGCAGCAGCGGGCTAACTCACGCCGAAAAAGGCGAATTGAAGGAGAAACACCGATGAACATGTTTGCAACCCAAGGCGGCGTCGTCGAACTGTGGGTCACCAAGACCGACACCTATACCTCGACCAAGACCGGGGAAATCTACGCCTCGGTCCAATCCATCGCCCCGATCCCGGAAGGTGCCCGTGGCAACGCCAAGGGCTTCGAGATCAGCGAATACAACATCGAGCCGACCCTGCTGGACGCCATCGTCTTCGAAGGCCAGCCGGTGCTCTGCAAGTTCGCCAGCGTGGTCCGCCCGACCCAAGACCGTTTCGGCCGGATCACCAATACCCAGGTCCTCGTGGATCTGCTGGCCGTGGGCGGCAAGCCGATGGCGCCGACCGCCCAAGCCCCGGCCCGCCCGCAAGCACAGGCCCAAGCCCCGCGCCCGGCCCAGCAGCCGCAGGGCCAGGACAAACAAGACAAGTCCCCGGACGCCAAGGCGTAAGCCGTAGGAGGCCGCGATGCTCCGCTATCTCTCGCTGTTCGCGGTAGGTCTGGCCACCGGCTACGCCTGGGGCTGGATCGACGGCCTAGCGGCCTCCCTGGCTGTTTGAGGACTGCACGAATGGAAGGCTCTGTATCGGTTCAAGTGTGCAAGACCTGGGTCCAGAACGCGGACGGCACGGTTGGCTGTACGCACCTTGAGTGGATACAGACCTACCTGCTGCCGCCTGAGGCAGAGGGCTATTTGACTCTGCTGATGGGTGGTTTCGACCCGTCGGCCTTCCGCCTCGGCTTCGCCGGGACCATCGGGCTGTTTGCCGTTGGTTTGGGGGCTGGCTTGATCATTTCCGCCATGCGCAAAGCGCGCAATTAATGAGGTTCCAATCATGGAAAAAATGAAAACCCTGTTCCGCAACGCTTCCATCGCCACCGTCGGCCTGGCCGTGGCCAACGTCTCCTTCGCCGAATCGTTGCTCGACGAAACCACCAAGGGGGTTCTGGCGCAAGCCAGCACTGATGGCGGGTCCGTGGCCAAGCTGGTGATCGCCGCCGTGGCGGTGCTGGTCGGCCTCGCCCTGGTCATCGGCGCGATGCGCAAGGCCTGACGTGATCTGGTCCCTGATGCTGGGCGCATTCATGGCGTCCGCACTGCTGACGGGATTGAAAATCGGCCAGTATCAGTGACAGGAGGAGGGGCCGAAAGGCCCCTTTTTTATGCCTCGGTTCATATTGTTGATTATTACGTTGTTATTTGGTTCGGTGGCTCATGCCGAATATTATTACTGGTTCATGGATTATTTTAATAAGAAAGTTCCATCTCCTTCTGCCGGTTGTGATCTTTATTTCAGTAGTATTTCCAAGGACCCTGGTCGGGTGTTTGCCATGGAACCGTCGAAGAACGATCCGGGCAAAACGTTTTATTGTGTTGTAACCGCTGCGGCCACGGGCCAAACATTATTTAGCACCAGTGTTTACTTGAAAGGTGATAGGTGTCCTGAGGGAACTGAGCTTGATCTCAGTACCGGCGAATGCCGGGAGAATAAGTGCAAGATTCTGGCTGGCTCGCTCTATGAAAAAGGCGGCCACCAAGCACCGATTTCCCGCTTCATCAATTACCTCGGTTGTGAGATCGCCGTCAGTTCGATTGATGGTTGTATCGGCCCCGCTGAGGGCGAAGCGGGTGGAACCTTCTGCCGGGTCATCGGCTCGTTCACCGGTAACTGGTTCACCTCCAAGGGCTCCTGTGCTTTCGGCTGCGACGTGGGCCCGGGTGACGGTCCGCCTCCGGGTGGGGACGGCGGCACCGGGGGCGACGGTGGCAGCAACCCGCCCGGCGGCGACGGTGGAAGCGATGGCGGCACCAAGCCCGGTAACGGCGGTGGCGATGACGGCTCCAGTGGTGGCGGCGGTGGGGGCGGTGGCGGTAACAACCCCTGTCAGGGCCATGTTGGCAGTGACTGCGGCACCACGCCCGGCGGTGACGGCAGTAGCGGCGGCGATGGCGACGGGTCCGGCTCCAGCGGCGGGACCGGTGGCGATGGCGGCGACGGCTCCGGCGGGGGAGGCCTGAAAGAGCCGAAGCAAGGCTCCTTCGACAAGACCATCAAGGAATACGACGACGCCATCGCCAAGGCGCAAAAGGACTTCCAGGAACTGCAAGGCAAGTTCGAAAGCGTCCTCGCTTCCAAGTTCGATATTCACCTGGGCACCGGCGGCGGCTCCCTGCCGTGTTGGGACTTTACCGCCCTCGGCCAGCGCTACGACGTCTGCCTCACCCAGTACGCCCAAGAACTCTCCGTCATCCGCTACGTGGTGCTGTTCATCGCCGCGATCCTGGCCGGATGGATCGTTTTCTATCGCTCCTGAGGAAACGCCATGGACATTCCCTTTCTCTCCGACATTCTCGCCTGGATGCAATCCCTCTGGGACTTCCTCTACAGCGGCGTCTATGACTTCGTCACCGACGCCTTTGTCCTGCTGACCAAGATGGCCATCAAGGGCTGGTTCGAGATGCAATTGTTCGTCGCGGAAATCGGCTACAAGGCGTTCCGCGAAGTCGTCGGCGGCATCGGTATCGGCTCGACCATCACGTCCTATTACTCGTCCCTGGACGGCGACCTGCGCTCGCTGCTGGCGTTCTTCGGCCTGCCGGACGCGGTGAACATGATCTTCGCCGCCATCGGCACGCGCTTCTCCATGTCCTTCATCCCATTCATAGGTAAGTGACATGGCGATCAAGATTCATCACGGCCCGAACGGCTCCTACAAGACCTCCGGCGCGATCCAAGATGACCTGATCCCCGCGATCAAGAAGGGCCGCGTCATCATCACCAACGTGCGCGGCCTGACCCGCGAACGGATCTTCCAAGTGATGCCGGAGACGCCCTCCAGCTGCGACGTCATCAACCTCGACCTCGAGGACCTGGATGACATGGAAAAGATGCGCACCTGGTTCATGTGGGCGCCGCGTGGCGCGTTCATCATCTTCGACGAAACCCAGCTGATCTTTCTGAAGTCCTGGCGCGAAGCCGACCTCAAGCGCTTCGACTTCCCGGACGGCCCGGAAGCGGCCAAGGCAGCCGGGCGGCCCATGGGCTGGCTGGATGCCTGGACCCGGCACCGGCATTTCAACTGGGACATCATCCTCACCACGCCGAACATCGCCTATATCCGCGACGACATCCGCATGACGGCGGAAAAGGCCTATCTGCACTCCAACCTCGCCGTCATCGGCATTCGGGGCCGCTACAAGGAAAGCCAGCACTCGGCGCAGGACAACAAACCGCCGGCCCGCGACGTGATCGTCGAGATCAAGAAAATCCGCCAGGAGACCTTCGCCCTCTATGAATCGACAGCCACCGGCTCCGTCACCGACACCATCGCCGGCAAGAGCCTTTTTAGACAACCTAAGATTCTTCTATTCATGGCAATTCCGGCCCTTGCTATTGGGTCTGTGGTTTATGACGGTGGACCTCGTCTGCTCATGGGCGACCCTGTATCGCCGCCTGCTGCTGGAACTGCTGCGCCTGCTCAAGCCGGTCCTGCTGTGGGTGCTGCGCGTGCTACTGGTGCGGCTGGTCCTGATGCTGCTGATGATGTACCTGGGCACTCAGGCGTTCCGGGCGCTGCTCCTGTAGGCCATCCCTTCGCCGGCCGCGACTTCATCGTCAAGGCAACCCTGCTGTCCGCCTCCGGGCGCCGCACCTATCTGTTCGCCGTCCGGGGCCAGGACGGCAGCGAATTCACTCTCACCGATCGCGACCTGACCGACACCGGCTATGCCGTGGTGCCGCGGGGCAACTGCGCCGCGGAACTGAGCTTCAAGGGCGGTTGGTCCGGCTATGCCGCCTGCGCCGGGCGTAGCGCCTTGGGCAATGCGCCGCCGGCTCAGACCGCCGCGCCGAACGTACCGCCCGCCGCCGCGAACGGCGCCGCCGTGCGGGTGACGGTGGTTCCTGACACCAGCCGCTTGCCGCGCTCGATCAACTGAGGGGGAGCCGATGAACTGGACAAGCTATTTCGCCGCCCTGGGGCTGGCGTTCCTGGCCTATCTGGCGGGCTTTTTCTTCGCGGTGGCGGTGACGCCGACGGGGCCGGTATGGCCGCTGTAGCCGGCCTGGCCGGGGCGCGCGCGAACGGCTCGTCTCGGAGTGAGCAAGCGCCACGGCGGGGCCGGCTGACGCCCCTGTAACACGTCAGATAACCCCCGATCAGCAACCCCATAGAACCTCATTAACGGGTAAAGAACATGAAGACTCCGATCCATCCAACGCGACTGGTCCTCGAAGAGAACGGGGATTTCCACAAGTCCCCGAAGGGGATGCTTTTCATGGACCCGCTCAATGGACAGTTCACCGACCTGTCAGGCGTGCGCATCCTGCGGTGTGGCGTGGACACCGTGCGGCAGTTGTACAACGGCAAGCTCCGGCCGGAAGTCATGGCGCTGTTTGACCTGTCGGTGGATGTGGTCGAGTTCGCCGGCTACGAATGGTCCAAGGGCCGTATCGGTCGCGACTCTGGCTATCAGTACCGCCTGCAGAACGCCGAAATGGGCCTGATCCTGCTGATCAAGAACCACAACATCAAGGTCGACACCATTGGCTCGCACCTCAAGATCGAGGTGTCGCCTCACGCCATTGACGGCGCCGATCCGCGTATTCTCCAGGGCGTGCTGGATGACCTGGCCGCAGCGGTGCTGAGTCACTGCGAGACCAACCAAGCAGCCGTGCATATCGCGCTGGATGTGCAGGGCTGGACGCCTCCGGCTGATCTCGTTGACCGCATGCATTGCCGCTCGCGTCGGGTGCGGCAAATCAGCGGGATCGAGCGGATCGAGTTCGACGGCAACGCCTCTGTCTACGGGCGTGGCGAGACGTACATGTTCGGCTCGGCCAACGGTCTGCAACTGTCGATCTATAACAAGACTCTCCAGGCTCGGGCCACCGACAAGCTCGACTATTGGGAAAGCGTGTGGGCGACCCTGAACGGGGATCCGTTCGGTGATGGCGACCCGGCCTATAACCCCCTGGAAACGGTGTGGCGGATCGAGTTTCGCTATCACCACTCCATCGTCCAGCAGTTCTCCGAAGGCTCACGTATGGCCTCGGGAGAGGTCATCGGCTGCCGCACCTACGAGGGCCTTTGCCCGCACCTACAGGGGCTGTGGAACTATGCCTGTGAGGCATTCCGTGTGCTCTCCCGGGAGGGCATGTATGACGCCTTCTGGAGCATGATCAGCATGGACGCTCGCGTCCAGGTCGAGTGCGATCCGTTGATCGAGCGCACCGAGTATCGGCGCTACTACAAGACCGCCAAGGGCTTCAGCGGGCGCAACTGCGAGATGTTCCTTGGCCAGTTCGTGAGCCTGATCGCGCGGGAGCGTGTCCCGGCAAAAAAGGCTATTGAGTCCGCCCGTAAACTGGAGTTCTGGCACGTTATTGAAGACCACTATCTCGCCAAGGGTTGGACTCGTCGCGATCTGGAAAGGCATATCCACAAGCTCATGTGTGATCGCTATCTGCGCAAGGGATATGCGATATGACGGTACGCAAGGACGGCAAGACGTGGACGGCTGACTTCTATGAGAATGGTCGTTCCGGGCGCAGGATTCGCAAGAAAGGCTTCGCCACCAAGTCTGCCGCGATTCGCTATGAGCAGGATTTTTTCGCCGTGAAGGGCGAGACGGGCCGACCGCTGGATGACCGTCTCTCCGATCTGGTGAAGGTTTGGTATGACCTCCACGGCTGCACCTTGAAGGATGGCAAGCAACGCTTGGCGCGCTGCGTGGCGCTGGCGAAGCGGCTAGGGAACCCCTTGGCGTTCGAGTTCGATTCGTTGGCGTGGGCACGCTACCGGCAACGTCGCTTGACCGAGGTGAAACCTGAGACGGTCAATCACGAGCAACGCTACTTGTCGGCGGTCTTCTCTGAACTGATTCGCCTGGGCTCCTGGCACAAGGAAAACCCGCTGGGCAAGGTCCGGCAAATCAAGACGGATCAGGTCGAACTTACGTTTCTGTCCCTGGATCAGGTCGCTCGACTGCTGGAAGAGTGCAAGGCCAGTACGAACAACCATACCTATCCGGTCGCGCTGTTGTGTCTCGCCACGGGAGCCCGCTGGGAAGAGGCGGAAAGCCTGACGCGGGGCGCTGTGCATGGCGGCAAGGTGCACTATCACCGGACCAAGAATCGGCAGAGCCGATCAGTGCCGATCCCGGACGAGTTGGAGAGGTTGATATTCAAGGTGGGCATGCCTGGATCTGGCCGCCTGTTCATGTCCTGCCGCGCCGCGTTCCGCTGCGCCTATCAGCGTTGCGGGTTCCAGACGCCGGGCCAGATGACCCACATTCTCCGCCATACCTTCGCCAGCCACTACATGATGGGGGGAGGGGACATCCTGACCCTACAGCGGATCCTCGGCCACTCCTCGATCACGATGACCATGCGGTATGCGCACCTATCGCCGGAGCATTTGGCCTCGGCTATGAGCCTGTCCCCGCTGTATCAGATAAAGCACTTCGCTAGTCAGGTACACCAGTAG